CGGCATTGAGCCAATAATCCGGTGTTATCCCAGTTTCTAATGCTAACTCGACTGCTGTTCGCCCAAGACTTCGGGCTTGGTAAAATTTGCTGTCTCAAAATCAGAAGCTGCAATAGAAATGACTTTGGTTTTCCAAACGTCAAAACTTTCAACTTTTTTAGTAACACGTTGTTGGATCTTATGACCAAGGAATAAAAGAAGTTGGTTACTTGGTGTGCTTTCGTCCATAAGAACTCTGACAATAGATTTATTGTTATATAGTTCTTTTTCTGCCATAGCAAGTTCAATGGGTCTTGTCCATTCATCAAACTTTTCACCTGTTTCTAATTCCCAAGATATTTGTAACTTAAGCATTTGTGTGCCCCTGTTCTTTGTTTGTTGTTGTTTTTACGCTGTTAGGTCTTCGGTTGGTATACCTACAACTTGTAGTGATACTGAACAGGTTTGTACGTCTGCACCTGAAGCTGTAATGCTTGGATATTGTGGCAATACATAACCAGTTAATGTTACACCAGTTCTTAATGTCATAATAAAAGCAATTGTAGTATCTGGAGCTGTTTCAGTTCCATTCCATAATACTTGATACAAGCTGTTTGGTGTTGCGCCTGCGTCATTTAAGAATTCAACGTCGAGTGTAACATTTGAGTCTATGTATTTGTATGCTTTGCCTGCAAGAGTGTCAAAAGTTAATCTTTCTGTATCAAAGTTGATAGCAGAAGAAGTAATTTGCTCTGAGTATAAATTTCCATTAACACTTAGAGTTAATTGACGACCACTTAAAATAGTTGTTGCCATTGTTGCCTTTCCTAGCCTGTGTAGGCTGTTTGTAGTTGGATTTCAGCAGATAACATATCTGTGTTATTTGTCTGCCTAATTCTCGGACTAGATACTGACAGTATAATCCAATTTGTCGGTATAAGTGCCAAGATTGTTTCTATATCATCTTCCAAGTTTGTTAATGCGCTTGGGTTTGAATACGTGGTGCTAACAATTTCAAGTGTTAGGCGTACGTACCAATTCTTAGTGTTACCAATAACGATTGGTTCAAGGTATGGGTCGCCAGCCAAAATAAGGGCACAAGGCGGGATAATAATTTCTGGCACGTGATCATAAGCAGAATATTTTGTGTTATCTGTTATTGCGCTTTTAAGGCTTGCACGTAAAGTACTGAGAGCCATAATTAACCTACTTGACTATTAGAGTCAATATATTTACTTATTAAACCTGTTACTTTGTAAAGAAGGGTTCTGCCCATTCTGTAAGGCGCTGGGGTGAAATCTAGAGCTTGTGAAGTTCCTGAAATTGAAAGTCTTGATTGGAATACGTCGGTTGATATTTGTAGGACGGCTTCTTCTACAGCGTCTACGCCGTTATATTGTGAAAGTGAATTAGCGTAAGCTATGCCGTTAGGGATTTGAAAACGTAAATCTTCGTGAACTGTTGCACCTGTTGTTGTAATCTTAAAAGTATAAATATCTACAATGTCTGCTACTACTTTAGATCCGTTATGACCTGTAACACCTGAAATTGTAACTGTTTGTCCTACATAAAATTTGTGGGGTTGTGTTGCATATAAAGTTGTTAAAATAGTACTTTCTGAGCGTTGTGCTTCAATTGCTACTTTATGTTGTACAAGAAAATCACCAATAGCGTCTTCTGCTGTTTCAATTATTGAATCAAGTTGTGCGTCTGAATAAAGAGCAACAGGAACGCCAAGAACAGCTCTTAACTCACTAGCTGTAACTAATACTGGCATTTCATATTCCTCTCGTTTAGGGTGAGGCTAGCCACAGGGGCGAGACTAGCCTCACGTTTTAGGGTTTAAGCCTTGTTAAACCAGTTTGCGCCAGCTGCAATTTTTGTAGCTAGTGCGCCGTATCCGTAGTAGTTAACGTCGATTTGGGCGGTGTTAATTACGTTAGTACGTAGAGACAATCTTGGTGACTCGTACCAAGTGTATGAATCAGGGTTTAATACAACCATTGAATAATCGCCTAGACCAGTTCCACCAGTTCCACTTACGGAACGTGATACGTACATATCAAGTCCTGCAATTTGACCACGCAAACTTTGAGGAGAAACATTTCCCCCCGCATTGCTTGGCTGAGTTGCGGTATAAATTGGTCTGCCAGCTTCGTTGTAACTCATAATTTTACCCCATTGTTGTGGGCTAACTACAATGTTACGAGCAAAACCAAGTGAAGCTGAATAAACAGCTGCAGCTGCAGAAGAAACGTATTCTAATAATCCTTCTCTGTCTTCGTCTGCTGCTGTTGCGTTTAATGTACCTGCGTTAGCAACTTCGCCCATTACGTATGCGTCTGTTGCTTTTGCGTATGCAAATTCCATTTGACGAACTAATTCATCAAAAAATACAGGTGAAGAACGATCTAGTAATTCAACAGACAATGTTTGTTGTCCACCAAATTTTTTAACTGCAACTGATACAAATGAAGAAGCTGTATCTGTTTCGGATAATGCTGCTTCTTCGTTTGCTTGTGCAACTGTTGGTGCTGTTGTAATTTTTGGAATTTCAAAAGACATACCTGCTGGTGGAAGTGTTGCGCGTGAAAGTGCGTCAATAAATCCTCTGTCAGCGTTTGCAATTCCGTTGATTACTTCGGTTGATTGTGGTGTTGGAATAAATCCAGCGTTGTTTCCTGTGGTGTCAGCTGCCATTACATATTGACGGCTTTCATCATTACCTAGAGCTGCTCTTAATGAGTGTTCTAAGTATGATCCTTTAGAAACAATTGGGCTTCTTGGTGCTGTGAAGATTACAGGACGCGCGTTGCGTTCTTGGGCTTCAACAACTGGGGTTGCTACAACTTCTGTTGCAACTTCCTCTACTACTTCGGGGGTAACTTCGTTTGACACGATAGTTTCCTCACTTTCTGTTGGTTGTGAAGTGTCTGCGCTTGCAGCTACTTCGGTTATTTGTGCGTGCTCGCCAAATGCTGGAAATGTGACGTGTGAAACTTCTTTAAGAGTTGCTTCATTAACAATTACTTGTTCACCTTTAGTGACGTAATCATCAATCATAGCGCCTACGCTAAATCCAGTTCGTAAACCTTCTTGTGCTTCGGCTAATGCGTCGTCTCCTGAATTTGTTCGTGCTATTTTGAATGTTCCGATAATACCTTTATCGTCTTCTTCATATCTTGATAATTTACCTATTGGTCTAGTCATATCGTGTTCGGTGAAAAGTTTTATACCTTCACCAATCTTTAATGAGCCTTGTTGAAATACAACGTCGCCCATATTGGTATGTCCTACTTGACCAAAAGGAACAATAACGCCTGTTAATTCACGTTTTGATGAATTAGCTGCGATAATGTCGGTTGAGAACGTAATAAAATTATTCATTTATTAAGTCTTCCCTTTCTCTTGCTTCCTCTACTGTCATTACACCTAAAGGAATAAGTTTTGCGTAAATGTCTGCGCGTTCTTGTGCGCTTGGGCTGTAAAATTCTTCCAGATTGTATTTTACTATAGATCCACGTGGTGTTATGTCTATGTCTGACAATCTTTGAGTTATTGCTGTCATCAAAGGACGTAAAGATAAATCTATTAGGCTTCTTCTTTCAGCTGTGACGTTACTGTAAGTCATTGATCCAGCAGCGTTGCCACCGACATAATACTCAGGAATATTACAAGCCCTAGCAATTTCTGAAGCCATATATTGACGTGCTTGGTTTAGCGTTAATTGTTCTGGGCTAAATCCAACAGACTGAAAATCAACTGTATCGTTTACGAAAGCTGTCGCGCGATTGTTGCGGGCTTCTTTCCAAGAATTTAATAGGGCTGTAACTCTTTCTGCTGGCATTGGCAAATTTGATTTTAAAATCATAGACGGAACTGGTTCGTCAGCAAATCTTTTTACGGCTTTTTCTAAAGCGTACGCTGTTTGTATAGTTGTGCCTGCTCTAACAAGTAAACCTTCGTCGTAACCTGTAAAAGGTATTAAAGAACCTAAACCATAGTTAGGTACAGTTTTGCCGTCAATTTTATAACCTACAACATTGTAACCTTGATTGGTGTTTAATCCTGTAAAATCTAATTCTCTTGTAACTCTTTGTACTGAAATCCATTCAGCGCTTAAAGGTCTTCCGTCTGCGCCTAGTTCCATAATTCTTAAGTAACCTTGACCTGTAAATAACAAGTCTTCTGCCAAAAACGTGAAAACTGCTTGTGATGTCATTCTGGGATCGGGTTGTTTAATAAAAGGTGGTGTTGTAACTTTGCTGTTGTTTGATTCGCGTCTAACTTCTAAAGGTAATGATCCGATAGTTGCGCACATAATGTTTCTAGCTCTTGCAACGGCTGGTACTTGCATAGCTTGTGCTCTAGTAATTGAAGTTTGACCAAAGAAATCAAAGGGTTGTGCTACAGCTTGAAAATTGTATGGGGCTACAGCTGCGTCTATCTTATTGACGTTATCTTGTGGTGTGATACCAAGTAGATTTTGAAAGAAGCCCATAACTTCTAATTCTTTACCAAATCGTTATAATAGTCAAGCACCTAAAGTACTACAATGTCTTGGTTTTGTGACCTAGTGCCGTACTGTTCCGCTTTACCAATTGCCAAAATCATACTTATTGCAGCTGTTGAAGGTTTACGTCTCATTACATACCACGCACCTGTCTCGTTTGATTTTTTTATACAACTATTAACACTTGCAGATAGTTCAGGTTGATTAGAATGAGCTAAACGCCCGCCACTCATACAACTAAGCACTTGATCGCAATTAGTGTAGTAATCACTTCCTTTGATTACGTTTGCGTTTATGCCTGCCTGTTTAAGTTTGGCTACTACTGAGTCACCTGTAAACCTGTTTGCTATCACTTCTTCTGCGTTGTAGTGCTTTGCCCATTCTGCTATGCGTCCTGCAATAAACAAATCATCTATTGGGCTGTCTTGTTCTTGGTATTCCATTAAACCTACAGCTATAGATTTGTCTTCTAGTATTTGTGAACCTGTTAATGCCCAACTGTTACGTTCTGGACTTATTTCAACACCAAGCCAAGTAGGTCTGTCAGGCTTTAGTGCTAGGTTTGGTTGCATACAAGAATTCCACGCACCTTGTTCCCACGCGCTGTTCATTGTTTCAACCCATTGGCATAAAACTTCTGTTTGAAAGATTTCTGGTGGGTCACTTAGTCTGGCTTTGATTGCGTCTACTGAGATTGTTCTTCCTAGTGCAGGGTTTGCTTCTTTCCAACCTTCTATGTCACTAAGTTTTCTGTGTGGTGAGGCTGACCATTCCATAAAGCACAACGGATCATCTAAACCTTTTTCTATTTTGTCTAAAGCACGTTGTCTCATAGCGTTTAATACAAGTGAGTAATGGTCGCCTGCGTTTGAGATACCCCAGAACTGTGAATTAGGTCTGGCGTTCATTGTAAAGACTAGAGCTGAGTATGCGTCGTATGTTTTCTGTTGTCTGAGCTCATCAAGTATCACAAGATCAGAAGACAAGCCACGTGCACCACCACTATTACTAGCTACAATCTTGTAACGTGAACCAGACTTAAGTTGTATTTCTTCCCGACCATTTGCCCTTGTAACGTGTTTAATCTTTTTACGCAACCAATCATAATTATCTATAACTTCTACAACTTTCTTAAAAGTCTCTAACGATAAATCTCTAGTTTGTGCACTTGCTATCTGTAATTCTTCGTCCCATAAATAAAGCCCTGCCAAAATACGCATACGCAAAAGATGAGTCTTACCATTTTGTCTAGCTGCAATAGCCAACACATTCTTGTAAGCCCAAGTGCCGTCTTCTTTAACCTTAGACGCTTCGTTAATTAAATACTCTTGCCATTCAAGCAAAGGCATTTCAATTTGGCGCGCAAACTCAGCAACCTCGTTGCCTCTAGTTGGGAGAAGCTGTGGTGTGGTCTGAATTCTCGGGGTTGAGTTTCCTAAGATCGTCAAGTGGGTCTTCACCCTCTAACAATTCGGGTTTTTCTTTTCGTCCAAACAACGACAACCCATACTTGTCCAATATCGCTTGTAACTGACCAGTAAGTTTTCCAAGCTCAGTAGGAGTGAGCGTCGCGTTATCCAAATATCCAGCAAGATTGTAAGCCATAGCAATACCAGCAAGATCCAAATCATTTATTATTCCTTTACGTTGTGCTTCTTGAATTGCAAGATCTAACGCAGGAAGAATTCTTGCCCTTTTATCTTCTTTAGTCATTATACATTCTTTTCTGGTCGTTCAAACGGACTTTTAAGACCTTTTGGGGAGAAAAACATAGCAGGGGTCGGTGGTGTCTTATCGTGCTCAAAAAATCGTATCATTTCGCGTTCTTTTTTCTTTCTTGCTCGTTTACGATTGAATTGTTGTTCGGTTTTTGAGCCTTTA